ACAAAAGGTTTAGGTGGTGTTTTAGAAGAAGTCGTACAAAAAGGAGGGGCTACTGAGGAAACACTTGCGTTGTTGTTTGGCTCTGTTGAAGCAAGGACAGCAGTGTTGCCACTTCTTAACGATCAACTTGTTTCATTCAATAAAAACTTAGAAAATCAAGCAAAGGCACAAGGCACTGCGGCCAGAGCCGCATTTACAGCATCAAATACAATACAAGGGCAGCTTAAGAGAATAGGCACAGCATTTACTAATTTGGCTGGACAAGGTGAGACATTTACTGGACTCTTAAGAGAATCTTTGAAGGTAGTTGCTGTGACAATCGAAGCGTTAGGAGTCGCTGTTAAGTTAGTTTTAGCACCATTTCGAGCTTTATTTTCTGCAATTAATCAGATAGGTAAAGCAATAACAGAGGCAATCGGTATGGACTCAGTTCAAACTGTAATGGATCTTGAACAGTCATGGATAGCAGTTAAAGAAGGTGTTACTGCTTTTTCTGATAGTGTTGTAAAACTAGGTACAACTGTTGGAGAAGTGATAGGCAAAATTGTTGGATTTATAGTTAGGCAATTTAAAAAAGTAGTGGATTTTGTAAATGAAAATCCAGTATTAAGATTTATTTTTGGCAGAGTCCAACTACCACCCCTTAAGCTTGGTATTGAAACAAATACTGAAGCTGCTACAGAATTAAAAGACACAGTGGAGGGAACACTTGAAGCTGCAAACAACATAAAAGAAATCAATATTTCTACAGGTCAAATAATTACAGCAAATCTTGAACCATTAAATGAAATCAATACCGCTTTAGGTTCTGGTCTTGAGGTTTTGAAATTAGAAAATGAAGAAGCAAATAAATTAAAAGAAAAATTTGATCAGATAGGGCAATCTGTAGAAGATAATTTAGTGCAAAGCTTAACTGACGCTGTAATGGGTGCTAAATCCCTTGGAGATGCTTTAACAGGTGTTTTGAAGGGATTACAAAGGCAACTTATAGAAATGGCTATGCAAAACGCTGTAGGTGGATTAGGTAGTTTTATAAGTAAAGGTTTAGGAGCTATATTTGGAGGTGGTGGAGGTGGAAGTAGTATTCCGATTGGTTCAGTAA